TACCGTAGTCGTAGCGGAGATAGAAATACGAACAACAGGCGATGCCACGGTAATCCCGGTATTGCCTGTTACTACTCCAGCCGCAGCGTAGGTAGTCTTCGAATAAGAGCCGAATGCCCCGAAGGTTGCTGATACTGCAGATGCCCCAGCGAATAGGGCGGTAATGCTGGTAGAGCCTGTCGGGACATACGTAATAACACTTTCAATCTCCCAGTCCCCTGCCGTCAGGGAGAGGCTGGTTGCATTCGCAGCCACTGCCGTAGTCAGCGAGGTGGCCGTATTGGAGGCCGTGAGGTACTCCCCAACCTGCCCAGCCGCTGCATTCCCGCCAGCAACCGTACCCACCAGAGGGAACCCACCGAGAGCCGTCAATGCTGCGGCTGCCGTGGTCTGTCCCGTGCCGCCTTCAGCAATCGGAATGGTAGCCACTGAGGTGTAAGAACCTGCCCCGGTGCGCTTCATGTAGCCCGTGAAGGAGAACCCAGCGATAGCATCGAGAGCCGCCCCGCTTGCGGAGGTTTGGCCCGTGCCGCCCTTGGCTACAGGGACTGTCGGGAGGTCACCGGAGACCAGTGCCGCCCATCCGGGGATACTGCTGGGCCCCGTAGAGCGCAGTACCTGCCCAGCGGTAGAGCCACTTGGGTTGAGGAGCTGCGGAGGTACAAGAGTTGTCATAGAGTCAACCTTAGAGAAGAGGGTGGCCCCTACAGAGAACCTGAGGGGCGCGAAGGATTACTGCGGTGTAGCGATGAAGCGGATACCGTCAATGGTTGCACTACCACCAGTTGCGGTCAGCGGGACCACGTTGCCGTTGGAGTCGATGATGAGAGCACCAAAGGTGTTCCCCGATTCGTGCAGCATCGGCACGCGGAGCTGCTGGGCAGGCCGGTAGCCGCTCGGAAGCTGGAAGGCTGTAGTGCCCGCACCGGAGCCGTTGAGGACCCCACGGAGCTCCACAGTGCCATCCTGCTGCTTCTTGAAGCCAATCGTGCGGGAGCCTTGAGTCCACGCATTGAGGAACGTAACGGGGGCGAAGGGGGACGGGCCCAGTTGGCCAGACCCAGCGAGCAGCACGTTGCCGCCATCATCGATGTCACGACAGGTGTTGCCGTCGAACTGGTACGTTGCCGCGCCAGTCGTGTTGTTGACCCAGCGGCCGCCGTGGATGTTCTGCAGCAACTGCGAACCACCACCGGTCATCAAGGTGTTGCCCTGCGTGTTGTAGGCAATCCAGTTGTTGTCGATGTCTACCCCGTAGCAGATGCCCCGGTGGAAGAACTCTAGGTTCACTGCGTACTCGATGTAGCAGCCCGTGACCTTGATACTGGAGCAGCCTGCAGGAACGCTGTAGATGTTCGCGCAAGATTCCAAGTCGCAGTTCTGGAACACGATGTTGTTCGTGGCGCCACCATCAGCGATATTCAGCACCGAGCCGCTGACCCCTCCCACACCATAGAACTTACAGTCATCGAAGATGATGTTGTGGCAGGAGGTGTACGAGTACACAACGTAGGAAACCAAGTTGACCGCAGAGCACTTCCAGAATCGAGTGGCGTAGCACGAGTGCATGACCACGCCGTTCGTCAGTCCATAGCCGAACGCAATCCGCTCCCACTGGGTGGTGTTGGCGTTCCACGCTTCGAACGCTGAGCCAGCTCCCGATGCAGGCGCACATACTTGGAAGTCCGAGAAGATGTAATCAAACCCGCCCCCTGCAGTGGAGCCGTAGCCCACGTTGAAGGCCTGACCAGCGGAGCCCTTACGGATGCTTGTGGCTGCCCCACGGCCCTTGACACGCAGCGTCTTGGTGGTCTTCGGGATGTCCACCGGAGTAGCCACTTGGAAGTAGCCTTCGGGGATTTCCAACTCACCACCGTTCGGCAGCGAGAGGATGTAGGTGATCGCAGCCTGGATAGCGCCGCAGTCGGTAGCCCAGCCAGCCCGCACCGCCGCAATCTGAGCCTCAGTCATGAAGTCGTATACGCTCACCTTGTCCCGCATCTTGCTCTGGAAGGCGCGCGGTACAGAACCGGCGCCACCTTGGTAGAACACCCCGAGCTTGGACGGGAAGAAGTACGCCACGTTAATCTCAGAGATGCCCGAAGGAATAGCCGAAGTGAACGTCAGGGTGACATCATCACCGCCCAAGGACCACTGCGAGGCAGCCTGATAGCCGCCATCGAAGAACACGCCCGAGATGGTCTTCGGGGATGCCGTGGCTGGGAGGGTCACCGTAGTGGAGCTACCTGCGGTGTAGTCGATGCCCGAGCGGAGAACCGTGGGGGCATAGCTGAGGAACGTGGGAATCGTGATGGCAGCCAGCATCTGCTCAGCAGCCTGTGTGGCCTGCAGCAGTGCAGCGCTCGGTTCCTTGTAGGCCTCAGCACTGACACCTACGGCACCCGAGGCTCCGAACACGAGAGCACGAGATGCCCGAGCGATGGCCGAGGGGAGAACCGGATTGGTGCCCGTTGAGGGGAACTGAACCGACACATCGCTTACTGCAGCAATGCTGTCATTGATGTCCGAGGTGATGCTTGCGACATCATCCGACAACTCTTGGTTGATGTAGAGCTGCTGCAGAGCTTCGAGGTTCAAGTCAGAAGCGGTGAGCGTAGAGCCATCTCCGTAGACCACATCAGGGAGCTCGTTGGGGGTATTACGGCGAATCTCCATGCTGGCCGCTGCGGTGCCGAGGATGGTGATGGCCGATGCGTTGGACCAGTAGTATTGGTCTGTGGGAATCAGCACTCCCGCAATGCGCACCTCAACATGGGACTGGTCGATGTAGGGGAACGGAACGGTGTACGGCTGTACCACACCACTCATGGTGTAGGTGACTCGTGAGAGCATATAACCTCTGTGGGATTGGTAGGCCCCACGAACGGGGGCCAGGAGGGGTGTCAGGTTCTAGGCTGGATGAGCCACTTGGCGAACTGAGGGTTGTCTTGGAGGACTGCGTAGAGCCCCGATGCTGCGGGCCTGACGAACTGCTCCTCAACTTCAGGGGGCAGGAGGACTGCCATCTGGAAGAGAACTGCGTGGAGGATTTCGTGGAGGACCGTATCAGCCTCCTCGCCACCAGGAAGGCCCTCCATGATGTCGATACGCTGCCTGCCGTTGAAGCACAGGCCGTAGCTGTTCTCCATCTCTTCGGATGGTCTGTAGTTGATGCTGTGGGTTTTCCCCAGAACGCGAACGCTCCGGGGCCTTGCTTCCTTCTTAGCCCCCATGCTTACTCAGTGGGGCGGGGTTTGAACTTCGGGAAGTGCGAGCCAATCATGTCGTTCACGTTACGCATGATGTACAGGTTGCCACCGGGGATGGCCCCAAGCGCATCGTGCATCTCCTTCTGGGTAATGGTGTTAGTGCTGAAGGGGTTCACTACGCTGCCCGTGACTTGCGCCAGGGTAGCCAATCGGGCACCTTCAATCATCGAGGGAGTCAGGAAGATGTTCCGGTTGTCCGTGTTGGCGGTGCCGTTAGCGAACAGCGATTGACCACCACTCAGGGGTTGATAGGCCGTATCCATCACCTGCGGCATGAGCCCGAGGACAGCCATACGGCTCACCGCACCGAGAGCAATGGCTGACGGAGAGAGTCTCTGGGCCAACTTATCGGGGTCGTGTGCGTAGTTGATGGAGTTCTGCAGGGAGTACTCCAGAGCAGCGCCAGCGAACGAGTACATCCACTGGACAGCGGTGGTGGAGTCCCGATAGTGGAGGCTCTTGAGGAACTGCTTGGCGTGGCCCACGAGCACGAACGTCTTGAGCTCGGAGAAAATCTTGCCAACGGTGGTGTGCATGAACGGGATGGTCTCGCCCAAGTCGTGGTCCTGAATCATGTCGCGGACTTCGCGGGACAGCAGCAGTTGGAACTTGCTGTAAGTCTCGGGGGCCTCACGGCTCCACTTCTCGTAGTCCACGTTGTCCACCTTGCTGCCGTCCATCTCCGTGTACTTCTTCAGGGCTGCGTGGACATCCGGTTGGTCATCCGTGCCTACCCCGTTGTGGGTCATACGCTCCCGCTGCTTCGCGGTCATCTCCGTCTTGCCCATAGCGAAGTCGATGTGCTTCTGGATAGCCATCCGAGCGGACATCATCCGGGTGGCTGCAGTTGCCGAGGAGTTGCCTGAGATGTGGTCCACAGCGTGCGAGAGCTTGCCTGAGAAGTTCTCGAAGCGGGTCAGCCCCTTGTCATAGGAGAAGTCCGTGATTTCATGCTGGCGAGCGTAGGCGGACACATGCTCCAGACCGTGGCCCGTGAGGTGATGGATAGCTGCCTCCAGTCCCTCTGGCGGGGGATGACCAGCCTGCATACTGCGGATGATCTTGCCGAAGGTAGGCATGTGCTGGGTGAAGGCGCGCATCGAGGTGAGTCCGATAGCGTTCTTCATCTCCAGTGCTGCGGGGATGCCCAACTGGCCCAGCATCGCGGAGCGAGTCCAAGCACGCATAGCGCCCAGAACACGGTCCCCCCGGTTGAAGCTCTGGGTGGACATAGGGCGGCCAGTGATGTTGTCGTAGACATCCTGCATCATCTGCTTCACCCGGTTGTACTTGCCAGAGCCCGAGGTCATCGCGTTCTCCCCGTGGTACTGCTCAGCCTCCCTCATCTTCGCCATGAACTGCGCACGGGACTTGATGCCGACCTCAGCGAGGGCCAAGTGGCCGCCCATAGAGTTCATGTAGCGGCCAGCGAGGAGCCGTGAGTCATTCTCGAAGAGGTCCGAGATGCGGAATACCGAGCCGTCCGCCATGCGCTCTGCGTGGTTCTCATTGAGGGCCAAGCGGTACTTGAGGGGGCCTGCCTGTCCAGCATCGCCCTCACCGCTGCCCCTACGGTCAAACATCAGGTCCACCAGAGAGTTAATCTCGTGGTCCTTCAGGCCCGAGTTGGCGAGCTCCTCCCGGAGGGTCACCATATCCTTGGCGTAGAGGTGGATGTCCTGCATGGCGTGGCTGAACTCCAGCTTCATCACGGCATCCATGAACCCCTTGGCCTTGGCCGTAGCGGCCCCACCAGTTACCCCATCGAGCTTGATAGCGCGCCCAACGGCCTCATACATCTGCTCCTTGTGTTTGGCGAATGCTTCCCGGATGTTGTCCTGCTTCCACACTCGGTTGACGTACTGGGGGTTGTCGGGGATGTACTCCGCACCTTCGACCCCCGCAGCCTCCATCCTACGGCGCATCTCCACGTAGAAGTCCTTCTGAGCCTTGGCTGCCTTCTCCAATTGCGGGGCGATGTCAGGGTTCGCCTTGAGGACTTCGGTGTCACCACGGACCACACGGGAGATGTCAGAGTAGAACTGGTCCTGTGCCGCAGCCTTCTTGAAGAAGTTCATCCCACGGACCTTGGCGGCCTCATCGAATGCTCTACGGGCTTCCAAGTGGAAGTTGCCTTCGAGGGTCCTGCGGTACTGCGACTTGAGCTCTGAGGCGGTCCAGCCCTGCGCTTCGTGGGCATCGTTGCCGATGGCATCCTTGACCAGCTTATTCCCGAGGAAGCGGAACACAGGATTGTCCGACTTGTTGAAGTGGGTGTAGAAGTCCCAGCGGATGGGGACCTTGCCCAAGTGGGTCATGGCCGTGGGTTGGTCCGCAAGGGAGGCAATGCGCTCGTTGGGGTCCACCCGTGCTGCACCTACGGAGTCCGCCATGCCGAACACTTCGCGGTCCACGGGGTTCTCGTAAGCGGGGGCCTTAGTCTTCCCAGCGGTCCCCATGCCCTCCCACTTGTCCCCGCCCTCTACCTCAGCGAGCGCCTTGCGGAATGCCTCACCAATGATTGGGTGTTGCTCATCGTGCCCCTTAATGGATGCTTCCCGTAGGGCAGGGTCAAAGTCCCCAGACGCGAGCTTTTTAACTAAGCCCTCCGCGTCCCTTCGGATGTACCGTTCGGTTTGCTCAGGGAACTTATTTATCCAGACGTTGAAAGCCTCGGGCGAGGTGTTCGCGGGTGTGATGTTTCCCCCGCTCATATCGTGGAAGGAATCGTAAAGCTTCGCCCCCACGCCCTGACCACGCCACTCGGGCTCTACGTTGGAATAGGAGACTACTGCGGGTTCTCCCCCTGCTGCGGCTGCTGCTTGGTCGGACTCCACATCAAGGGCCCCAATGAGGTTCCCTTCAGAATCGCGAGCCTCATGCGCATAGGTTTCGGGGTTGTAGGCCACGGTGAAGCTGCGGCCATCCTTAGTCATGTGCGTATCGGGGGCAGAGGCTTCGTGTGCCTGCTCAGCACGGCCTGCCTCCACATCCATAGCCTTCTGAAGGTTCTCAGTATAGGCGTGGAGATTGGCTTCCTCATGGGGTGCCAGCGGTTCCCCCGCCTGCTGCTTGCGCATCGCTTCGATGGCGTGGGCTTCCTGCATAGCCGTCTGGGACACCTTGGCCTGCTCGTGTGCATGGAGACCAACGAAGGGGGCAGCGAAGGCCATGCTGGTGAGTCCTGCGGTGAGGACCCCCATGTTGTCATCTTCGAAGTTGTAGTTCTGACGGAGCTTCTCAGTGGCAGCCCCAAGGCCACCAGCAGTTGCCAAACCGGAAGCGATAGGGCGCATACGGCTGGCTGCTTCGGCTGCTACTGCCACACCCTCCGCTGTACGGGCTGCTGTGGCTGCGCCCTTAACGAGAAGCGAGGTGCCTCCCGAGGCGAGCATTGCAGCGATGTTGATGGGGTCCACCACGCCGAACGCCATGCCCGCAGCGAAGCGCCCAACGTTGCCCTTAGTGCCGAGCGTGGAGAGGTCCCCCAGGTCCTTCTGCTTCTGGAGGATGCTCTGCTTCATCCATGCTGCTTGTCCTGCTGAGGTGGCCTGCGCGAACTGACCTTGGAACTCAGGCCAGATGCCGTCGGTCAGGTCCTTGTTCGTGCTCTCCTCGTAGGGGTTGTAGTGTTCATCCGGGGCCAACTGAGCCCCAGCGTAGTGGTCAATCATCCCAGGAATCCAGGAGTCTTGGCGCCACATTGCGGAGAGGTAGTCCCCGCTGTCCAGACCCGCACCTGCGTCTTCACGCTGGCGGGCTTGGGTGACTGCATCCACCGGGGGCGCAGTCTGTTGAGTAACTGGAGCCGCAGTGGGCGAAGTGTCTACAAGTTTACTGTTGTCCTGAATAGCGGACTGAAGCGGTGTGATAGGCATTCGCCCTTCCTTTGGTTAGTTACTGTGATGTGCGGGACGCCTCCTGGAGCCCTTGGCCCCACGAACTGACCCCGTTCATCATGAGGTTGCGCAACTTGTTACGGCGTTGGTCTTCCTGCTGGTTCCCGTTCTTGTCGTGATAGGTGACCTTGAGGGCCTCTTGGAATGCCGGGAGGTCCTTGCGGGCCAGCGCTCCGATTGCCTTCTTGAACTGCGCTACGTCACCTACTTGGTACGCCACGTCCACGAGGGCAGCCTTCTGGCCTTCGGAGACCATCTTCCACAGCCCCGGGTGGGCAGCTTCAACGGCATCCTTAGCGCGCTGCTCGTAGCGGGGGACCACTGCCTGGAGGAGTCGTGCCCCTTGCTCGGGGGTAATCTCTACCTTGCCCGACTTGATGCCCTCAATGGATGTCGAGGGAATCCCAGCGCGCCTGAAGTCTTCCGCGATGGTGTCCGCGTTGGCGTTCAGGTTGTAGCCGTATCCGATGTTCAGGCCAGCCTTCGGGTTCGGGTCGGGGTAAGCCTTTGACACGAAGCCCTCACCCATCGCAATGGTGGAAGCGGAGAGCTGCCCCGACTGGAGGAACTGGTCAGCCTGCTGGACCTGAATCGTGCTGCCCTTGCCCGTGAGGCGGGAGCCACTGAGGCCAGCGAAGTTCGCCGTGTTGGTGCCAAACCAGCCACCGCCCAGCTTCGGGTCCACAGGGAGGTTGAAGGCATTGCTCAGGGCACCATCGAACGCCTTGCTCTGAATCGTCTTGATCTTCCCGAGGGTCGTATCGTTGACCATGTTGAGCGTGCGGGCCTTGGCGAGGACTTCAGCGTTATCCGTGAGGTCCTGTGCAGTGGCCGTGCCCTTGTTCAGCTTGTCCGTGAGTGCAGCCATGCCAGCCTGCTCATCGGGAGTGAACGCCTTGGTGGAGCCGTGGTCCTTGATGATCTGCTCGAAGGGAACCTGAGGGTTAGCCATGCCCACCATCTGACCATTCTTGAAGAGGGCCAGTTGGTAGTTACCGTCCTTGTAGTTCGTCAGGCCGACTTGCATATCATCGACACCATACTTGGCCTGTGCCTTCTGCACATAGGCAGCGAGGGCCTCAGCGGTCTGGTCGCTGGCCCGCCCCGGGGGGACCTCCACGTCAATCTTGTTCGTTGAGTCGAAGACGTGGGTGGCCTTGTACTGCTCCTGCAGATAAGCCTTGGCTTGATCCGGGGTGGCATCAGGGTTGCGCTGGTAGTACGCGTTGGCCTGCACCAAGGCCCAGCCTTCGGAGGCTTGGGTGTTCTGCGGGGTTCCACCGAAGAGGCGGCCCACTAGCGGAATCTTGTTGGCGAAGTCCACCGTGATGTTCTGTACGGACTTGGCGGTATCTGCCTTCCACTTCGGGTCCTGCATGCGGAGCTCAGCGGCCTTCTTGGCTTCCGGGGAGATGGAGCGGTAGGCGTTCTGGTAGGCCGTTGCGGGGTCTACTCCCGAATCTACTTGGCTCTTATAGGAACCAAATAGTGCCTGCGCCTTGTCATCAAAGTAAGCCGAGCGGAGCTGGTCAGGAAGACCACCGTGCATCGCTGCCACAGTGTTAAATTGAGACGAAGGGTTTCCGTCTTTCGTGGGGAGGGCGTGGAGGGTGCCATCTACTAGGGCCTTGAGTTGCGGGATAGGTTCTGACCGCCCAGCTCTCGCGCCAGACTGCACCATTTGTTGAAGGGACATCTGAACGTTGGGGTCCTTTGAGGGGTCCCCTGAGGTGACTCCGGTGGCGTAGTTCATCAGGGTGCCAATCGGACCAGCCAGCTTCAGATTCATTGCTTTGTTGTAGGCCTCAGTTGACAGCGCCCAGCCTTGCCCGTTGTCTAGGGCCTTGACTGCTGCCACCGACTCCTGCGCCTTGGCGGCCTTGGTCTGGAGATGGTCCAGGTAGGCCGAAGCCTCGGAGCCACTCTTGAACATCCCGAGGGGCCCAATGCGGTGAGCGATGTCATCCATCGTGGGCAAGGTGCCGCTGTCCGCATCGTCCTCTTCCTTCTGCCGGGTCTTGAAGAAGTCAACCTGCTGGCCCTGCTCGATGCGCTTGTTCTGCTCGCCCACTGCGTGCTCCCGCATCCGGGCCACTTCGGACTGGAGCTTGGGGTTCATCTGCAGCGGGGTGAGTCCCGTATTGGGGTCCTTCTGGTCGAACACATCGAAGAGCTCAGGACGGCCACCTGCCTTGAGAGACAGGTTGGTGACCTTATCCAGCGCTGCATCCCAGAACTCAGGCCGAGTCATCGTGCCAAGCTGACCCCGGAGCGGCTCTGCCACTGTGGTGAGTCCCTTGTAGATGTCTGCGGGACTCGCTGTGGGGCTCATCACGGAGTCCATAGCTGCCGAGATGTTCCCGTTGGCGGTCTCCTTGAGGCGCGTGAACTGCACCTGAGCGAAGTCCTTGCGCACCGCTTGGGCAGTCTCCGCTACATTCTTGGAGACCTGCTCGATGATTGCCGGGTCCGTAAGGCCAGCCGTGTGCTGCGCTACCTGCTCGTGGAGGAACTGTTCTGGGTCGAACCCGTCCTTGTTCTTGTTCTCCGCGTAGCCGCTCAGGATGTCGTTCTGGACCTGTGAGCCAATCTTGACACCCACAGAGTTCCGGTAGCCAGCCGAGAAGGACTGAGCGAACGCGGGGTCCACCTTGTAGCTGTCATCCGGGGGAGGAACTTTGATGCCACCAGTCTGTGCATCGACCAGCCCAGCGTCAGCCAACTGTCCCTGCGCGGTGCCTGCCTTGAAAGCCGAGGTGGCCTCTTGCTGCTCCTTGAACTGCGTGTACCGCTGCAGCTCAGGGTTGAAGGACTTCAGGCCATCCACGAGACCCATGAGGGTGGCATCGTTCTGCCCTGCGCCTGCGTAGGTGTCTACAGTCCGCTCTTGGGGCTGGAAGGTGGCCGACTGCTGACCAGGGGAGCCCTGACCGCGCTGCGTGATTTGCTGCTGGTTGTTCGGTGGCATTCCTATCCTCGGATAGTGGTGTTGTTAAGTTGCGCCTTGGTACGCGGGAATCTTCCCTGCTGCAATGGCGTTGGCCCGTTGGAGGCTCGTAGCGGAACTGAGGCCAGCCCCCGCAATCTGAAGGCCGGTGCCGATGAGGCTTGGCTGCTGGATGCTGGACATCCGCTGGGATGCGGTGGAGTAGGCGCCCTGAGCTTGGCCCGCAAGGGAGCGCTGCTGCGAGGATGCTGTGTTCTCCATCGTTGCGATGTCAGTGCCTGCGTTGAAGTTTGCTTCGTTGGTTACTCGGTCGTTAGAGCCACCGCCGTTGGTGCCTGACTCATTCGAGAGGGCCTGCAGGTGCGAGGTCTCCACCATTGCCTGACGCGCACGTTCAGACATCTGGGCGGAAGCCGCTTGGCTATCCTCTACCTGCTGGTTCCTGATTTGATTGATGCTGGAGTCATAGGCCGACTGTGCCGCTGCGGACTGACGACTTGCGGATTGCGATTGGGCCACGTAGGACGCCACCGAGCCCGCTGCTGCGGTAGCTGCGGATGCGATGGCCAGCGTGGTTGCCGAGATGGTTACTGGTTCACACATGGGGACTCTGATGGAAGAAGTAGAAGGGGGCTTTGCCAGCCCCAAACTCCGGGACAAGTTCGCCAATCGTGAAGCCCAGCTTGCGGAGCCAAGCGATTGACTTGGTGTTCTCCGCGTGGACAAAGTTGAACAACATCGGGTATCGGAGGAGCAGGCCCTTGACCCACCCCCTGCCATCCTTAACGAGGGCCTTGGAGTACCTGTAGACCTCTGGGGTGGCGAGCATCCAAGGGCCGCCTATGCCGTTCACATTGGCTACCCCGTAGATGCCCAGCAGTGCCCCATCGTCCCCTTCGGCCACCCACGCTTCCTCTGATACCTTCAGGGAATCCAGCAGCACCTTCACTGTGGAATCCCCGGTGGCCAGAGCAATCTCCCTACGGTCCCCCTCACGGAGGAGTGGGAAGAGACGGATGCAGTCGGCCACTGTTGCTGGTCGGACAATCACATGCGCCTCCCGAAGGTCACGAACTCCGCATCCCAGCCAGCGGATTGGAAGCTCGAAGGGAGGTACGAATCATTGATGATGTCGATACGTACTCCCTCGTTGGATGTCAGCACGGGGAACGTGTAGGTCCCTGAGCGAATCGATGGGAGGCCGAGGGTGGCAGAGGAGACACCAAGGGACTTCCCGGTGAACTTGTAGGTGTACGTGTCCCGTGCCTGTGGCTGGACCTCCACCGTGAAGTAGCCGCTGTCCCGGTAGTCGATGTAGAACCTGCGGAGCTTGAGCTTCCCGTTCGTGAGGGCCACCTGATTCTGGTCCTTCACGTACTGCTGGGAGAACCTGTAGGTCATCTTGTAGTTCTGACCGAAGAACACCGGGTGCGCATCGTACCGACCGGGCACCGTGATGACATAGGTAGAGCTCACCGTGTAGGGCAGAATCTTCCCCACCTGACCGCTGAAGGCTGCCCCAAGAACCAGCGAGTGACCCGATGCTTGGGCAGCGTAGGGCAGCGTGAAGTTGGTTACCTTGTTCCCTGCGTCATACACCCCGGTGACTTCCACGCGATGGTCCAGCAGGACATCGAAGCCCATGCCACTTGCGTTCAGGTCCGGCTGGAGGTCCATCACTTCAAGGTAGGTGCCATCGCTGCGGTTCACCACGAAGTAGCACTTGTTGTTGATGAACTCAGCCCCTAGGACTTGCGTATCGGCAGCGAAGGTGAACTTCTGCCATGCCGACTGGGACTTGGTGGTTCCCGACCAGAAGAACTTGTAGACGTAGACCGAACTCGGCTCCCCCGTGAAGAGGGCGAAGATGACATCCTCGGATGAACTTGCGGCCATCCGGTAGAGGCCATAGGGGAGATACGTGGGCACATGCGCTGTCGTATCGGTTGCGTCATTGGTCAGCGTAGTGGCATCCACGTAGTACTCACGGAGCCCCGTGTGCTGCGCTTGGGTGACCCCGAAGTACACCGCCTGCCCAATCCCTACGGGGCGCGCATTGGTGCCACTGTCAAACTCCGTGGCTACGTCTGCCTTCACCGTCTTGGGGCTAAGGAGTTCCTGACCACCTGAGAGTTGGAACTGGGTCTGGTCCGAGAACAGCAGCAGGCTCTTATCGAACGGCACCGCATACTTCAGGATGGACACCCGGTTGGTGCCCACGTTGGTATCGATGGGGTCCGTATCGAGGACTGCTGTGGCCGTCTTGGCCCAGAAGTTGTAGTACTCCCCCGAGCGGGACAGGCACACGTTCTCATCCGAGAGGAAGCCGAGGCGCCCACGGTAGTAGTAGATGTCCGCGATGGTTCGCCCGATGAAGGAGGCCGGGGGGTTGCTCGTATCGTCCCCCACCTGACGCGCTGCCCAGTCCACATAGGTGAACAGGAAGGTGCCATCGGATTGCCTGATGAGCTTCCACGGCATCGTACCGGGGTCGATGGTGTTCTTCAGCCCGGGCTTCACGGTCTCCACCCAGGAGTTCCCGTTCCAGGCCACATAGTAGGTGCTAGTGCCACCTGTGGGGTCACCAGTGATTTCGATGGTGTACCCGGGCTCGAAGGTCGGGGGCAACTTGCTGTAGGAACTCACGGCCTTGGTCATGTTCAGGGTGGCCGTGTTGGCGTACCCATCCGAGCAACTGGCCTGTGTGAGTGCTGCACCATCCAACCGCTGTGCCTTGATGATGGAAGAGTTCGGGAGCACGAACACCGAGTACCCAGCACCCAGAGCCGTAGCCAGTTGGGATGCCAAATTAGAGGCAATCACGGTGGTGCTATCGGAGGTCGATGGGGTCCCGTAGGTGACCGAGTGCCCATCTACGCTCACCGAGTAGAGGATGCTCGGCTCTGACAGAACGATGGCGAAGTAGGCCACGTTGGCCGCATTGGAGGCGCTCGCTGTCTGCTGGGCCACCTTCGTGTTCTTGTTCAGGATGAAGGTGTAGTCCGCTACGGTGACAAAGCTGAAGTCCGTAGAGGGGCTCGCTGAGGTGAGGTAGCCGAGGCCCGCGGGGTACGTGACAGTCCGTGGGGTGCCATCGATGAGACTGAAGACCTGAAGGACACCGCTACGGACGAACACTGCGTACCGCTCAGTGACCGAACGGTTGATGATGTGGACCGCTGCGTTGGTGATGGTGTCCCGGGAGAGGAGAGCCAAGTAGGTCAGCGGGGGCCGCTTACGGAGACCAGTGGCAATCGTGGGGTATGCGTTCTCGCTAAGTTCAGCCTGGGTGTCGTGGCGCAGAGTAGCGGGCTGCTGGCTGACTCCATTGAACAGGCTGGGGATGCTCTTGTTGATGAGGGTCATTTAGAACACTTCACCGGAACCGGGGCGCATCCACGCGTTGGCTACGCTAAAGCTATCGTTAAACATATTGAAGTCCCCGTTGTCCCCCTCAGCATCCTTGAGGGCAATCAGCGCTTTCATCTCATCATCCTCAGTGAGCTTGTCCAGCGTATCTGAACTCAGGTTGTTCCCCTGGAAGGAGCGAGCTGCGCAGATGGCGATGTACTGCCGCGCAGTCTGTGGGAGTTCATCCCAGTCCAAGAAGAAGATGATGTTCACAGTCAGGTCCTCAGTGAACAAGTAGCTGTGCTTCGCCTTGTCGTAAATCCGCTGGCCGCGCTGTGCGATACGCTTCGCTGTAACGGTCTGGTCCGTGGATACGGAGAGTGCATTTGCCGGGGCCGTGATGGTCCCATCGGTGGCACGAGAGAGGGGGAAGTTCTCTTCGGTGTTGAACGCCCATCCCGTGGATTGGACGGTGCGGCTGAATTCGGTGAGCTTGGCCCGTGCGCTTGCAACATCGGCCAGTCCGGTAGTTGAGAGTGTATTAACAGGGGACTCACCGATAGCGGCGAGACACATGTTCACAGCCTCAAGTTCAGTCATGAAGGCTGAAGCCATTGGAGAATCCTCTTGAGTAAACGAAAAAAGGGGGACCCGCCGTTAAGCGAATCCCCCTAGGAGTGTTACTGGTGTTGATCTAGATACTTGAGTGCGCTGAATAGAGCCGCCTTCGAGTCCTTGAAGTGTCCAAGGCCTAGATTGCAGTTGTGGCAGAGCAGCCCCCGAATCTTCCCGGTGGCGTGATCGTGGTCCACAGAAAGCCTCTTGAATCTTCCACCCGTGTTGCCATCCGAACCACAGATGGAGCACCGCGAATCCTCACGGTACATAGCAATAATCTGCTCAAACGGAACGCCTAAGTTATTGGCTGTGGTGTTATATGAGTAGCATGTCTTGCACGTCGTGGCGTGTTTGCCGCGCACAACTGAGTACTCGGAGAGGCATTTAGCCTCCCCGCATTTGCTGCAGGTTTTGACCAATTACGTGGTCGTTACCAGTTCGACGGCACACTCGCTTCGCAAAATACCGTGGCCTACGGCGTACTTGCTGACAATCAGCGTACCAAGGCGGCGCTCATCGTAAGACATGCGCATGCTGAGGTCCAGCAGCTTAACCGTGCCCACCGCTTCCTTCGTGGTGATGACAGCGGCCGTCTTCGTGAAGTCGCCCTGATAAGCGGTCGGACCCGTGTTGACGTTCGTGCTCGGGAGGTGATTCGTCTTGATGATGTTTGCACCACCAATCTTGAGAATCTTGCCCGTGCCGTAGTTACCATTGCCTTCTGCCCAGTCACGGTTCACCAGTGCGGTCGATTGCGCCAGGAGGTAGTACTGAGCCGGACGCACGAGAGCGTTGCGCTCCGAGGTAATCGGAATGTCCTTCTCATCGAACGCCTGCACTGCAGCGTAGATACCAGCAGCGAGGTCCGTTGCCGAGGTCTTGTACAGCGTGGTAGCCGAAGTGAGAACCGTGCCACCAACGCCACCCGTAACCACAGCAGCCGAACGTGCAGCGAGGGCCATGACTTGGATAACGTTCTTGTCCCAGTTCGCTGCAAGGAAGCGGCCCGTTTCAGCCGAGTACGTGCTGCGGTAATCGAAGTGCGACTTCGCTTCATCGATGTCAGCAATGAACACGCTCGATACGAGCAGGTCATCAATGACGATGTTGCGTTCTGCGAGGTTCGAAGTCTGACCAACGATTTCCGTACCCGGGGTGTGGTAGCCACCCGTGACGCGCCACGTTGCCGGGAACTGAGCCGACTTGCCCGAGTTGATGGTACGAACCGTGTGGAGGGGCATGACCACGTTGTTTTGGTCGAATGCCGTGAGAACTTCACCGCCATAGACCTTGAGGAACAGGGCATCAGTTGCGCCTGCACCGTTAATCTGACCACCG